ACATACTGTTGATAAAACTAGGAGCAATTCTGTCTACGTTAAAGACACGATCTGCCCCCGTCATAGCTTTAATACGTGTCTGACGTGCTACATCAAGACGTGGAATAATAATACGCTTACGTCCAACAGAACCTGCAAGGACTGCTACTGCTTCTTCTGTGTTTTCAAAGAAAGCCTTAGCTGACATAGAGTTGGTTATCTGGTTCTTCTGGAAAGCACGAATAACTTCTGCACCATACTCAGGTGCAAGGATCTCAAGTTCACGTTTGATTGCTGCTGCTTCTTTAGGAGAACGAGATTGTGCCTTTGTATAACGATCTAGTGTTGCACCGTATGTATCCCAAAATGCTGCCACCTTTGGCATAGCAAAGGTTTCTGCAACCTTCTTACCACCGGTAACTGCCTCAAGCGAATACTTGCCAATTACGTAGAAAGATTTGATCTTGGAAGCTACTACAAGTGGATCTACAAAAAATCTAAATAATGTATCTACAACACCTGATGTAAGACTATAGGCTAGGCCATTCTTCTCAAGTGCTTCAGGAAGAATTCTATTAGCAAGTTGACGACCTGGTGAGAACTTAGCACGATCTACAACCCCAAGGGTTTCATTAAATAGTGCTCGTTCTTTTTCTACATTTTCTACACCAGCAATAACCTTGTTTTGTGGATCAACAAAGGCAATGTATCTCATCTGTTCAGGTGTAGCACTTGCTGCAATCTTTGCAAGGCTTTCGCCAGACTTGATCCGCATAGCAATATCTACTGCATCTTGACCATAGAGGCTTTTAGCCTTTTCGATACGGCCTTCGTTGTAGACCTTGTCACCTTTATCGTTTGCTTTATCCCAAGCAAAACCAAGTTGACCTTGTGATAGTGGGATAGCAAGAGCACGATAGCCACGAGTTACAGCATCAGATACTTCTATAAGACCCTTAAAGGCTAGCGTTAAAGGATTGTAGCTAAAGGCTGCTGACATCCAACCTTTGCCTGGCTTTTCAATAGGATCTTGCTGCCCAAAGGTTTTAACCATATCTTCTTTTTGATCTACTGGCATCTGGTCAAAAGACTTCTGCGCTATATCATTTGGAAGGCTACTAAGCTCTTTATGCTTATTCATCTTCTTAGAAAGAAGATCAATCTCACGCTTTTGTTCTGGCGTTAAACCAGCAGCGTATGCGGCTGCTTTAAGATTATCAGCCATTAGTTACCCCGCGATAGTGCTTCTTGGTATAAAACAGCAATCTCTCCTGTGGTATCAAACGGAAGCATCTGTGCCAAAGTATCTGACAATTTAACAACTGATTTGCCCATCATTAGTGCTTCAGAGCCGGGTCCTGGACCGCGATCTAGACCTGCAGTGATTGGTCGAGTCTCATCTGACATCTCAAGCAATCCTGTTACAGGCGTTGGTTTAACATCTGCTGTTTTGGAAAGTTCTGCACCAGCCATAATATCGGCTGTCTCAACACCTTCGCCATAGGCGATAGAACCCATTTGTAAGTTATCGGTACGCGTAGCATATTTGCCAGGACCGGCAGGGCCAGCAAGTGGATTCATTGGTGCTGTTGTCACTTGTCTTCCCCTAACGTTTCTAAATCTTGTGCCATATCTTCCCAAGCCTGAGAAGTTTTGGTCTTACGGTTTGCGTGATAAATAGATAGTTCAAATAATTCTGCACTGAGTGTTTCAAGCGTTTGCATTAAGTTATGAAAAAAACCAGTAAGAATAACTAAGAAATCAGAACGGTGTACTGGACGCGGTATTTTATTAAAATCATCCATAATCCAGTACACCTTCCCAAATAGTAATTAACCCTTTGCTGTCTTCTTGCCTGGGCGACCTTTAGCCATCATTCCGAAAAATACCTTGCCACCTTTTGGCTTAGAAGTATCCATCTTGCCTTCCTTTGGCTGTGCCATTGGTGCGGCTGCGCGTGATCCTTTGTTCATATTTACACCTCCCCCGCTTATGCTGCGCCGGTAATGCCGGCTAGTAGTTGTGCTATATCTGGACGTTGACCAGCAGCAGGGGCCGAACCGTTTTGCATTTGTATAGGTTGCTGCGAGGCAGTTGCGGGGGCCACACCTGCTGCTGGAATCTGTTGCTCCATTCCTGGGGCCATAGGTGGCATCTCTTGGACTGGTGGCGGTTCTGGTGTAAATGCTTTTTCGATAATGTTTTCTAGCGACTGTCCTTTTTGGCGACCTTGGATAACAGTTGCGATACGGCTGATAATCTCAGAAGGGTCTTGCCCTTGCGCTGCGAGAGCCGGTATCGCCTGAGCATACTGAGCAACAGCAACGCGCAAAGAATCGCGCATTTCTTCAATGTCAACACGTTGTTCCTCCTGTGTAACGTTAAGATCCATAGGGATCTCACGGCGTACATAGTCGCGTGAGACGAGTTTGTCTGAACGCATTTGTAGTAAAGCAATGATGGCACGGTTAGGATCCATACCAGACATAATTCCGTAGCGTACATCTACGCCATACTCACCCTTGATGTCGCGTGATGGGATGTACTTGAGTACATAAGGTGTTCCATCGTCAGTTCCCTTAATAGTCTTAGGGATTCCGCCAAATACTTTCTCATCTGCTTCAAAGCAGATTGATGCAAGCTCTGTAAATAGTCGAGCAAACTGTGCTTGTGCTGCTTTGATCTGTGTATCAAAACCAGCCTGTAGCGCTTGTACGCCACGACCTGTGACCACAGATGCGTCAATGTTACCTGAACGAGACTCTGGATAACGAGCACCAAGACGTAGTTCACGCTCTAGTACGCCGGACTCTGTAAAGACTCCAGCAGGTAGTTCTAGTGGTACACGACGGATGCCTTGTGGATTAGCAGAACGCATAATCGCATCTGGTCCGAGAGCAAGTTCTTGCACATCTTGTGGAATAGCAATAGGTGCTTGGATAGACTTCTCAGCAGCTTGGATTTGCAAGATAGCAAAACGAGCACGAGCAAGCTGTACTGAGAGTACATCATCAAACTGACCGCGTGCTTCGCCATCTAGGGATGAGCGCATCACGGTACGTGCCATACACTTACCAAGAATGTTTGGTGTTGAGGATAGAACTAAGTTCTTACGCTCAGGGATGTATAGCAGGTCTTGATCTTTGTCGTGGTATCGAACCATTGATACATACGGTGAAGACAACTGGTATTGATTGCGACCTAAGATCTGCTCGTAGAACTCTGGGTATTGTGAGGCAATAGACTCAGCATCGCTAACAATAACTTGTGTTAAAGATAGGGTTCTGCCATAGCGATCTAGTTCTGGGTAAACGCCAAATGGGTTAAGCATACGGATACGAGGATTGTTATCATCGTAATCCATCTCAACCATACCGATACACATACCGTAGGTGTTATACCAGTCGGCTGCTGTGTACATCTGGAGCTGCAAGTCAGAGTTTGAAATATAGAAATTAACAATGCGGGTACGAGTATCTGCACCTTTACGTGCAGCGTCTGAAACCATATTGGTTGCTGAACAGTTAAAGGATGGCAGTGGTGCCATTGCTTCTGCTAGGTCACGTGCTGCTACGTCAATGAAGTTTGCAACTAGAGGCTTAGGGTAGTCCTCTGAGAACATAGAAGGAAATACCTTAGAGATATCTCCTTGACGCACCGAAAGCACATCGCGCATACGTTGGTCACGCGCTGATGAGCGTGTACGTAGCCGCGCTAACTTAGCGTCAACTTCTTTGACTGATAACAAGTGGGGTCCTTAATTAGCTGTGTTTGGGTAAACGCCGGTCTTTTTAGTAATCTTTGCCTTGTACTTTTGACCAGCAAGAAAATCTTTTTCTGACTTTGAAAGTGGAGTCTTAGTTGGCTTTGGCTTTGCTTTAACAGTAGCCTTTGCAGTTGCTTTAGGCGTTGGCTTCTTTGGAGCAGACTCAAGCATTTTTTTAATATAGTTAGGATCTCCAGCGCCGCGTTTAGGGCCTTTCATAATATTATTAATTGAATCTTTTTTCTTTGGTTTTATTGCCATTACTTTTTGCCATATCTAACTGCTGCTGTTCCTTTTTTACCAGTCTTAATAGCAGTTCCAACTTGTCTAACTTGCTTTTTCAAATCATACTTAGCGTACATTGCTTGCTTATTAGTTGGTGTGTTAGTTCCGGCCTTTGGCTTTCCTGCTGCAGTTGCTCTAATAACTGTACCAACTGCTGTTGGGATATCGCGTGCTTCGCGGGCTACTGTCTTTGCGCGACCAACAACTTTGCTAGCTGCCTTGGTTGCCTGAGATGCCAGTGATGGCTTCTTTGCTGCAACTTTGCCACCTGTAATTTTTGGGCTTTGTGCTATTGAAGCGCCTCTAGATATTGATGTCTTGGGTGCAGCAGGTCGCTTAGGAGCGTCGCTAGCAGATGCCTTGACTGTAATTTTAACTGTTGGTTTCTTTGGTTTCATTGCCATTGCTATCTCCCTAGATTACTCTGATTTTATTTTGATCTGCGAACGCTTCTTCAAGGTTGATGACTGTTCGCTTGCCTAGCTCGTGCCGAGATAGGAATGGGTTTTTCATATGGTGGGTGGCATACTGTC